GCGGAGAATTTTTTGACATTACACCTTTGGCTACAGCTATTACTGGAGCTGATTTTGATGCAACATCAGGTTCTGCCACAGTCACTGTAAATAAAACAGCACATGGATTATTAAATGGAAGATATGTAAAATTTTCATCTGTTACAGTTCCAACAGGATCAGGATATGCAACAACAGACTTCACAGAAAATACTTTTGAAGTTTTAAATAAAACTGCAGACACTTTTGAGATTACCATGCCTTCTAATTCAGCAGGCACGACTTCTGGAACAGGATCTGCACAAATAGATCCTTATGTAGTTGTTGGTCCAACGTTTCAAACCGCAGGTTTTGGTTGGGGTACAGATACATGGGGCTCAAGCACATGGGGAACTGCAAGTGCAACCAGTGACGTGACTCTGGATCCAGGGCTCTGGAGTCTAGATAACTTTGGTCAAATATTAACTGCAACTATTCATAATGGTAAAACATTTACATGGAATGCAGGGACAGTTAATGCAAGAACAGTTAGAGCAACCGTTATGACTGGTGCACCCACTGCATCAAGATTAACACAAGTATCGGATAGAGATAGACATGTATTTCATTTTGGAACAGAGACAACTATTGGAGATTCATCAACACAAGATCCAATGTTTATTAGATTTTCAAATCAAGAAGATTTTAATACTTATCAACCAACAGCAACTAATACAGCAGGAACTTTTAGATTAGATAAAGGGAATGAAATTGTAGGTGCTGTGTCTGGTAAAGACTACACATTAGTATTAACGGATTCATCTGCATATGTCATTCAATATGTTGGACCACCATTTACATTTAGTGTTAGACAAGTTGGTACTAACTGTGGATTGATTGGACAAAACGCACTTACTTATTCTAATGGTATAGTGTTTTGGATGTCAGGTGAAGGTGGATTTTTTATGTTTGATGGTACTGTAAAATCATTACCATGTCTTGTTGAAGATTTTGTGTTTACTACAACAGGAGATAATTTAGGAATTAATTATAATGCAAGTGATATAATATATGCAGAACACAATACTTTATATAATGAAATAAATTGGTTTTATGCAAAAAATGGTACTGATCAAATTGATAGATGTGTAACATATAATTATGCAGAAAATTTATGGGTAACTTCTTCTTTAGCCAGAACATCTTACATTGACACAGGTGTCTATGATTTACCATATGCAGCTGAGTATGATAAAACTGCCTTACCTAATTTTCCAATTCAAGGTATTACAAATACTTTTGGTGCGTCTACTTACTATGAACACGAAAAAGGAACCGATCAAGTCAATAGCTCGGGTATAACATCAATTGATGCTTTTATTAAATCAGGTGATTTTGATATTACTAACACTAATAATGTGGCTAATTTACAAGGTGATGGCGAATTTATTATGTCTATGAAACGATTTATACCAGACTTTAAAGTACTAACTGGTAATTCAAAAGTAACACTATTATTAAACAACTATCCAAGTGATACAGCATCTAGTTCACCCCTTGGACCCTTTACAATAACATCATCCACTGATAAAGTAGACACTAGAGCTAGAGGAAGACTACTTGCAATTAAAATAGAAAATGATGCTATAGGTGAGACTTGGCGTTATGGAACATTAAGAGTAGATATAAAACCAGATGGAAGAAGATAATGGCTAAAATAACTGCATATGTACCAGAACCAAAACAAGAATATGATGTAGAGAATCAAAGACAAATTTTAGAATCTTTGTCTACCTTAAAAGACCAACTTAATTTTTCATTTCAAGATGATTTAAGAAAAGAATTAGAAAGATTTACTTGGTTTAATTCAAGGTTTGGTTGCTAATGAGTTCATGTAATAATGTAAATACAACAGGTGGAACTATTCCAGGTACTAGTGATATAGATTTTTTTCTTGCAGTTGCTAAAGGTGATTTTACTGGTTACACAAATGTTTCTAAATTTGGTTCTAATCCAGATATTAAATCATCGGGATTTGAAACTATTTGGGATGGTAGTAATTTATATCCATGGCCAACAGCTGCAGATACTTTAGATGTTGTAAGTGATGATGCTAATGATGATGATGGAAGTACAGGTGCAAGAACTATTGAAATACAAGGATTAGATTCTTCTTGGAACATCTTAACAGAAACAGTTACTATGGATGGTACAACTACTGTTACAACTTCAGGAAACTTTTTGAGAGTATTTAGAGCAAGAGTAGTTACAGCAGGATCAAGTGAAACTAACGAAGGAACCATCACTATGAGTCATACAACTTCTGGAGATTTACTGGCACAAATTAGTTTTAACACAATTGGACAGGGTCAAACATTAATGGCTTTATATACAATACCTGCGGGTAAAACTGGGTTTATTATAAATATAAACTTTTCATCTGCAAAAGATAGTGAGCATACATTTAGATTAATGACTAGAGACAACACTGTAACTGACGCTGCATGGAATGCTAAAGAATATGCATCAGCCAGAGGTGGGTTTAATAATTGGAGAAAGTTTGCAATTAACAAAGTGACAGAAAAAACTGATATAGATTTTCAAGCAATTGCAAATAATGCATCAGCATGTAATGGAGGATTTGAGTTAATACTCATAGATAATTAATGGCAAACTTTTATAAAAACGCATTCTATGATCCAACAGTTACAACAGCTGTAACAACATACACTTGTCCGAGTAATGCAAATGCAATTATACAAAATATACAAGTAACTAATGAATCAGGATCAAAAGTAGTTAAAACTCATGTAACAGACAGCTCTGCATCTACTTCTTTTGTTGTTGCATATGCTTCTGTAACAGGTCCTACTATTTGTAATTTAGCAAAAGGACCTATTATTCTAGAAGATAATGATTCAATTGCTCTTGAAACTTCTGATACATCTGGTATAAGTGCCACACTATCAATACTAGAAATAAGTAGAGAGGATCAAAATGGCTAACGAAGATTTATTAAAAATAGATTGTACTACAACAGTTACATTTAAAAATACAAGAACAAATAAAGTATATAAAGACGAAGCAGAAAAAGAAGCTGATATAGCTGATCCTAATACTGAAACAGTGGCAGAACATATTGCACAAGATATTAAAGTAGAGGTATCACCGAAAGGATTAAACGTTTTACAGAAAGTTATGAATCAAAATAATGACAAACCAAAGTCCTAGAGGTGGAACAGAATTACAATTTGAATATTTAATAAAACATGTTGATCCAAAGTTATTAGATCAAGTTCAAATTTGTACATCAGTTCCAGAAAAAATACCCCCTAGTTTAAATAAAATAAATATCTTGTGGCAAAAAAATTCTTGGGATCAAGGAAATTTAATTAACTGGTTTCAAGATAAATCAAATCATAATAAATATGATTGGTATGTATTTAACTCTAATTGGAACTTTGAACAGTTTATTAAAAAATTTGAACTACCTACAGAAAAATGTTTAGTTATAAAAAATGGTATAGAAAATATTGAACCTGTTCCAACTATTTATAAAAAAGGTGAACCTATAAAAATTATACATCACTGTACTCCGTGGAGAGGTTTATCTGTATTGTTAGGTGCAATGCAGTTGATTAGAAATCCATTAATTAGTTTAGATGTTTATTCTTCAACAGAAGTATATGGTAAAGCATTTCATGATCACAATGATCATCATTACCATGATTTATATAATCAAGCAAAAGAATTACCAAACGTAAATTATATTGGATATAAACCAAATAATTATATTAAAGAAAATTTAAAAGATTATCGATTGTTTGTATATCCTAGTATTTGGGAAGAGACATCTTGTATATCTTTACTAGAAGCCATGGCTGCTGGACTCTATTGTGTGACAACTAATTATGGGGCTTTATATGAAACAGGAGCTGAGTTTCCAATGTATATTCCTTATTCTAATGATTATAGAAGTTTAGCTAAAAAATTTGCAAGCAGTATTGAGATGGCTGCATTATCTTTACAGGATTCAGGTATGGCAGAACATTTAAAAATGCAACAAAAATTTGTTAATCATTTTTACGATTGGAAAATAAAAGGAAACGCTTGGAATAGATTTTTAAAAGGAGCAATAAATGCAAAACAATAAACCGATTTGGTTTGAAGATAAAACAACCACTGCAAATGATGATACTTATCAAACTATAAAACATAATAAGATAGAAAACAGAAGCGTGTTGGAAATAAATTTAAGTGGAAGCGCTGTTACAAAAATAATGGTTTGTACTCCATGTCATAGTGATGTGTCTATGCATTATACACAAGCGGTTTTAAAATTCCAAATGGAGTGTATGAAACAAAATATATTGGTTAGTTTTAGTTTACTAAAATCATCTTTGGTTACACAAGGTAGAAATTTATGTGTAGCAGAATTTCTTAATCATTCTGATAATTATGATTATTTATTATTTATTGATTCAGACATAGACTTTGAAGCAAATACAATATTTAAAATGATAGGTGCTGATAAAGATATTATTGCATGTCCTTATCCAATGAAAATGATCGACACAGATAGAATGTGGGCAAAATTACATCAAACAGATTTAGTAAAAACAAAAGATGATTTGTTAAAAGCAGGTTACTTTTTTCCACTTAAACTAGATAATCAACAAGAAATTATATCTGATCATGGGGTCATAGAAGTTAGTCATGCTCCTACTGGATGTATGCTAATTAAAAGAGAAGTTGTAGAAAAAATGATAAAACATCATCCAGAATTAAAAATATATCAGC